TACGCTTACGGCTGTTCGTGCTTCATTAACAACGGCACAAGCAAGCGGTTCTATATTCACCGTTGACATAAATCAAAGCGGTTCATCTGTTTTAGGTACAAAGCTAACTATTGATAATACAGAAAAAACATCTGTTACGGCTGCAACTCCTGCAACGATTACAACAAGCGCGCTAACTGACGATGCCGAAATTACAATTGATATTGATCAGGTCGGTAACGGAACGGCAACAGGTTTAAAAATTACTCTAATCGGAACAAGATGATAATAAATCCTTACGTTTTTGGTGCTGCTTTTGACTCTGATGCGCAAGCGTTTATTACGGCAGCAGGCTTGACAAATCCAACGCAACAAAGTGCGATAAATACACTTGTAGTTAGTCTTAAAGGCTACGGTATTTGGACAAAGATGAAAGCTATTTATCCGTTTGTCGGTGGTACTGCAAGCACTCACAAATGGAATTTGAAAAATCCGTTAGACACAAATGCAGCGTTTAGGCTTGTGTTTAATGGTGGTTGGACTCATAGTTCTAATGGTGCGCTTCCAAATGGTACTAATGGATATGCAAATACTTTTTTAAGCCCTTCTACGTCTTTAACAAATAATAATACTCATATGAGTTATTATAGTAGAACTAATACACAAGGTGCTAATAAGGGTTTGATAGGCGCATCGGTTGGTGGTTCTTTTATACCTTTGTATACAATTTACGGACGGTCTGGCAGTAATGTTTTTTTTATGGATTCTTATAATTATAATACAAATAGAAATCAAGGAGCAGAAACAACAGGTCAATCGTTTTTATTAAGTACAAGGATTTCAAGTTCATCATTTAAATCTTTTAGAAATAATTCATTAGTAACTACAGGTGTAAATGCAAATATAGACAATATAACAGGTATAAACTTCCCTATTTCGATAGGTGGTTTAAATTTAGGTGGTAGCGTAAGTCAGTTTAGTGATTTTCAATGCGCATTTGCATCTATCGGTGACGGCTTAACTGATACAGACGCTGCTAATTTTTACACAGCCGTGCAGGCATTTCAAACAACTTTAGGTAGACAAGTATGATACAAGTAGGACTTTTAACAGAATCGCAAAAAAATGAGATTGTCGGTCAGCTTTACGACGAAGACAGCTATTTTAACCCAATTCAAGATGCAAATGACAATTGGATAATTTCAATTGAAGAAATAGACCAATGTGTTAATCCTGAATTTCAATGGGTAAAAACACTACCTTTGATAGACTATAAACCTAAACCCGAACCACCATTCCCACCTTTATAATGCTATCCCTTATAACACTATCAATATTTGCAGCCTTTGCAATTAAGTTTTTGCATTATTGCATTGGATCACCTATTCAGGGCGAATATTATTCTGGGCGTATATTTTCCGCTTACGGCAAGTTTATTTCTAAACTGTACTTAGACTTCGAAGCAAAAGAAAAAAACCGCGTATGGGCAAAATATAACGCGTGGAAGCAAAAACGCGATAAGGAACTAAACGAAGAACTGCAAAACAAAACAGCTAATGAAGCTGATACTATTTATAAAGAATATTTGCAGCAAGTTCAAGACATTTATAATGATGTAGAAAACAATATGAAAAATAACCCTTGGTCTATGCTTGGCGCTTGCCCTATCTGTTTTGGTACATGGGTTTCATTATTTACATTTACATTCTTTGTTATATTTGTTCCCCTTCCGTGGTGGTATATCTTCATAGGTACGCCTACCGCGGTTATTGTTTCACGTTATATTAAAATTTACTGATGGATTCCCTGACTATTACCGCCGATTCTTTACGTATTGCAGCTGATTCGCTTAACTATTTTATGAAAGTTTTGCCCGAAATTAAACAGCAACTTTTTATTTTAAAGCCGCTTATTATTTGCCTCAGTTTTTTACTATTAGTTGATTTTTTAACAGGCGTTCGTAAAGCTAAAGCATTAAAAGAAAAAATACAGTCGCGCGGTTTTAGACGGACAATAAACAAAATGAATGATTATTGCTTAGCGATAATTTCAAGTCAGGTTTTCACGTGGATGTTAGATTTGGATTTTACACTTAGTTATTACGTGGCTTTGTTTGTTTGTGGCATTGAACTAAAATCAATATTTGAAAACGTTAGTCAAACAACAGGTGTAGATATAATTGGTTATTTTAAAGGTTTTATTCCAAATCCTAAAAATATATTAAAAAAGCCCGGTAAAGATACCGAGCCTAAATAATGTTTGCTCTTTTGCTGTTTTCATGTGTGGCCGCTGTCTTTTTTAGGCAGCGGTTTTTCTGTTTGTGCTAACTTAAAAAAGTTTCTAAGCCATAATTCATTAACTATTATGTAACCAGTATCATTGTAAAACTTTTTGTTTTCGCCCGCTTCAAATAATTGCCGTTCGAATGTTTCTTCAAATGTCGGTAAATTTTTCATTTTAGAATGCTTAATATTTTATGTGTGTCATATTGAATAATTGCCGCCACTTGAATTATTTTGTTCTGTTTAAAGTATTCATCCGCGTCATATTCTTTGCCGTCTATATTGACAGTATTACGGTCATATAAAGCAAATTCACAATGCAAATTATATCGGCTTGACATAATTGATTTAAACAAAAATAAAGGTATGTAATTTTCTGATTTAGGCAGCTGCTTAAGTAAGTCAAAGTTTATACATTTAGTGTGATTAGCGTAAACAATCCAAACTGAATACTCCGCTGGTATCATTCGCTGAATATCGCACATTGCATAACCTACTTCGCGTTCAGGAAACTTACTGACATCAATATTAAATAGCTTATTGACTGATTCAACTACGCAATTCATCCTGTGACCTATTAAAAGCTACATAAGTTAATTTTTTGCACTCATCTAAATACCATTCAATCTGCGATTCAGGCAAAGTTATTGCCATAGCTATCAACTCAGCAACGGCGCCAACATTTTCATAAGAAGTTGTATTTAGCAATTCTCGTTCTTCAGGATTTGCAGCCTTTTCAAATGTATTTACAAATAGATTTATAGATGTGTGCAAATCCATAAAACGTTTTTTCATTTCAAATTTTAGTTTTTTAGGTTCAAACTGTGCAATGGCATATTTTGCCGTGCTTAGTGCGCCTAATAGCAGCCAAATGTTTTGTGTTAATTCGTTTACTTTTTGCTCACCAATCTTATCAATTAGTGCCGCTTTTTTTTCGTCATTCGTCATGTCCTTTCAGTTTATTTTGAAGTTCATCAATTTTGTGTGTAAAAATGTCAATTCTTAATTCTAATTCGTCATCGTAAGGTTCTTCATTTTGAATCCACAACAAAGCATCTAAATAGCCTTTTTTGTATTCAAGTATCTTTTTTAATCTTAGCTGTTCTGTACGTGTCATAGTTTTTTAATATGATTTACCATGTTTGTAAGGCCTTGAAGCATTATATTGTAATTTTGATTTGATGTGAAAATCTAAATCAATATTAAACTTATGGCTAAAATCCAATAGTCTTATTATTGCATCAGATATTTCATCCTGTACCGTGTCTTTGATATTTTCTTTAAAACGTTCGGGCGTGCTGATATTTTTGTATTGCAAAATATCTGTTTCGGTTGCCCACTTATTAGCGCGGTCCGCTTCAATCGCTTCGGCTAATTCGCAAACAGTAAGCATAACTACTTCGGTTAATTTGCGTTCATCTTCCCAAAATCCGCGCGCGGCGTTACCTTCATGTATTTCTTTTGCTAATTCGTTAAACATGTTATATAAATTTTACTAATTCATCAATTTTAGGAACTCTAATATATTTTTTCTTTTCAATGCTATTCATAATTCGAACCCGCGATATGCCAAAATATAAACATGCTGCATCTACCGACATAAAGTTAATAATTGTATCATTTGTTAGCATAGCTTTTACATGCCTGTTTTGTTTTGGTATTTTGCCTAACTGTTCTTTTGCTGCATTTCTATTCTGAATGTATTTATAAACTGATTCTGCAGTTACTAAGCATTCTGTTTTTATATTGCCTAAAGAAACAAAATCTTCAAAATGCTTTACAAATATTTCATCGGGTTTTGCTTCGGTTAAATATCCAAAATTTATTAGCTGTCTTATTCTGGTAGCAGCATAGTTAGGATTTTTAGCGCCGTTAGGTTTTATTAGCTGCATCGCTTGCTCAAACGTTAAATACATATCTTATTTTTAAAAAAAAACCGCCTGAACTTCAAAACAGGCGGCCCAAACTAAAGACCAATGAGTACAACAAAGAAAAAATAAGATAAATATTTTATTTTTGCAACTTAAAACGGCAAATCAGTATCAAATTCTGTTTGTGGTATAACTTCAACTTCTACTGTTTGCGCTTTTTGACCTGTATTTATTTTTCTGCAATACGAAGCGATAATATCAGTATAGTATTTGCCCTCGTGTTCCCGGTATTCTATTTTACCTTCAATAAAAAGCATATCGCCTTTTTCAAGTTTAATGTTATTCCAATAGCTGACTTGATGCCATTGGGTTTTTTCCTGCCATTCGCCGTTTTTGTCTTTGCTACTTTCAGATGTTGCAAAGCTAAATTTTGTTAGCGTTTTTTCGCCAAATGTTTTTTGCTCAGGTTCTTTTCCGACCCGACCGATTAGTGTAACGCGGTTTACCATCGTATTTTTTTTTATTTGTTAAAGAATGATTATTAGCTTTTAATTTTCCCTTTGACCAGATATTAAAGTCATCAAAGAAAAATGTTTTTACATCACCTAATTTATAATATTGATTTTCACGTGTGCAGATAGCTTTATAATTACCCATCGGTAAGTGCTGTATTATTAGCCATTCATCGCCCTCTGTTTTATCGTGAAAAAATCGGTACATCATAAACCCAAAGGTCATATTTTTCAATGACACTAATAAGTATTTCAGCATATTTTTTTTCGGTTGCATATCCACATTTTTTTAGACCGTGCGCCCATGCTTTATAATTTAATCTGCTTAGCTTTGTCAGGTGCCTGTAATGTTTAGATGTTAGCAGCTTTGAATGATCACGATATGACCACCATGCGGATTTATACACTTGAAATTTATCGCGCGGTGTATCGTCTTTATAAATAGCATATTTGCCCCTACCGCGATACTTTACGCCAAAGTGATTATTATGTTTAACGGCTAAACTTGAACGGCCTGCATTGGATTCTATAATGCCCTGTGCTAATGTAATACTTACAGGTATGTTATAAAGTTTCGCTTCTTGCTTTGCAGTCTTTAAAAAGCGGTTTATATAACGTTCAATGTGGTTTTGTTTTGGCTGCTTTTTTAGTGCCGGGAACGTTGCAGAAGTGAATAGTACTACTGCCAAAATTAAAATTGCTGTTTTCATGTGTGTTTAAGTTAAAATGTTTACTAATGCTGCGCCTGTTGCATAGCCTACACCATAGCATAGCGCAAGTTTTAAGCGGTCAAGGTTGTTTTTAGCTTCGATTTGATAGGCAAGGAAGGGCAAGCCTAAAAACGGTCCTATAAACGCCCAAAAAACCATCGGCAAAAGCTGCCTATCTGAAACAGCTGAAATATAAAACGTGCTTGCTATCTCGATGATGACAGCAGCTACGAATAGAATTAAATATTTCATTTTAAAAGTTGCTCGTTTAGCTGTTTGATTACGTCTTTGAATGCAAATGGAAAACAAGTATATTCCCAAAGATAGAAATCACATTGCTCGTCTGTCCATTCAGACCTAAAATGTTTTACCCAATCTATGAAAGGCATTTTGTTTGCCATGTCGATAGTTAGTTCTGTCATGGTGTGTATGTCTTAAAGTTAAAAAATGCTGTCTTTCCAGCTGTCAGGTTAGTTTTTGTTTAGCGGCCTGCCTATTCTGGAACTACCAAAACCAAGTATCATTTGTATTCAATAGTTACATTATACCCTAAATGCTCAAGTATTTGCCTAACAATGCTTTCAGTATCTGTATTATGACATTCAAGTTCAACGCCGTTAACATTTGTTATTGTGCCAAAATCATGACAGCACCCATCCCCGCAGGTGCTGTCATAATCTTCTAATGTGATGTTAAGGTTTTTTGTAGGTTTCATTGTAGTAGGTTTCACCTGATATTAACTTATGGCTGCCATCCTCTTGAAGTTTGGCAATCAAGCCGTGAGCCTCTATTATCTGCTGCTTTTCCATTTCGATGGCTGCTTTGACAAACTCAGGTAAGCATCTAATTGAATGTATTTTGTCTGAATATACTATTTCAATCTTGCCAGTTTCAATTTGTTGAACTAACCATTCTACTGCTGTCTGTTTCATTTCATTTCTTTTTATCAATTAACAAAATTAAACCAATACCAAAGCATAAACCGCCAATAAAACAAAATACTAACATAAGATAAAGTTTTTCAAGTGTTAAAGCCATTGTTAAACCAGCTAATAAACCAGCGCAGGCGCTAATAATTATATTTTTCATATAGAAGGTCATCAAGTTGGTTATGAATTTGGTTGTCAATATAAGCATCGTAATCTGATTCATCTTGACTTCTTAAACATTCTTGCAAAAGTTCTTCAACTTCATCATAAGTCATATTAAGCATTATTGCAAGTTCATCAGTTGTGTATTCAGTATCATCTATTGTAGTGCTTAGAATCTCAAAAAAAGCATCTTCATCGGGTTCAAGTGGTACGCCGTATCTGTCGCGAGATCCGCGGCAATATTCGTTATATTCGCCTGTAATAATTAAAATTTTGTCGTTTGGCATTAAATAATCTGTTGTCGTTTTCATTTTTAGAAGTTTTTTAAGTTAATAATTTCATTTAATACGTCAAAATAATACTGCACTACCTCAGTAGTTTTTTCATCTGTCAAATCGTGTACTAATAAATCTGATACAACGCAGTCGCCTAATTCATCAGCAACCATTAAACAAATGTTTATAGTATGTAGCTTTTCTACATCGTTCATTTGTTGCCAGCGACCAAAGCTATAACGTTCTATTAGTTCGGTTGCTTTATCCTTTGGTGTCATTCTGAAGTTAATAATCTGTTTGTTAATGTCTGAATCTGTTCTATTTCTTCGTACGTAATTTCATAAATTTCGATAATTGATTTTATATCTTGCAAATCATTATCGGCTAATGCTATGTAAAGATTTAAAAGCATTGCTGAAATTTGTTCTGATGTGTAGGCTTGAATGATTAAGCGGTGGTAGATTTTAAATATTTTCATGTATTGTTAAATATCTATCGGTTAACCAAATGCCTATTTTATCTTCAAGTCTGTACATGTACTGATAAGAATCAGTAAACTTAATATCAATAATTTTAGATGTGTACGGCTTTGTCATTCTGTCATCATAGGTAACTATATCGCCTATGTTAAACTTGCTGGTAAATGTGATAATTCTTTTCATTGTGTGAAGTTTTTTAAAGTTCAATTAAAAATGTTTTACCGGGTTCAAACAAATGTTCAAAACCTTTTTTATCCATGTCTGTATAAACACCGCATTCAAATGTACTGCCTAATCCGTTGCAGCAAATCATGCTGCCGTAAATCATTCCAGAATCTGCACTCACTTCAATGTGAGTTTCTTGTAAGTTTTTAGATTCTTCTATAACCCAATACTCAGCTAATAGCGCTGCTTTTAAATCATTAATAGTTTTCATTGTGTGAAGTTTTTTGTTGTTAAAGTATGTTTATTATAATATTTTATATCCGTGTTCAGTATGTATTAGTTGTATTTTTTCAATTGTATTATTATATTTTGCAATTACACCTTCATTATTAAAATTTTCTTCAATAAATTTACCTTGAAAAATAAAAGCTATACCATTTGAGTTTTTTACATAATTAGAATATTTTTCAGCTATTTTTCTTGATTGAAAATATAATGATTCTTCATCATTTAATTCAAAACAACAAATACCTTTTAATTCTGTGTTATTAAAACCATTGTAAGATATTTCATTTTGCGTTGGTTCAATTTCTGTAAATCTTAAATATGTGTTCATAATCTGAAGTTTTTTTGTTGTTATTTAATCAAATCCTGACACGAAGATACAACCCTTTTTTATATTTCAAACTATTTTTATAAAAATTTTTATAAATTTTTTAAATTTATTGAAACGCAGCGCCCCGACATACCTGCAGCAAAACGCGTATTACTTCGGCGTGATGCGCCTTTAAGCCTTAAAAGAATAGTATTCCATGATATTTGCCAAGGTGTACCGCTTAAAACTTTTTTTACATAAACAGATGTATTTAGTATCAATAAGTCGTCACCAATTACGCGAATACCTAAACGCATTAAACGTTCGTTTGCTTCTGCCTGCGATGGCTTAACTGATGGCTGATAATTAAATGCGCATTCTACTAATTCTCCTATCGTTTTATTGCCTACATAGTTTTCAGCTTCTATTCGTATTTCTTGACTTAAAATCTGTTGCAAACATCTTTGTTCATCTGTTAGGTCTTCTTTGTCTTCTTCATATTTGCGCATTTCTAAAATTGCGTTTGCTTCTTCTAATGCTATTTCGGCCGTTACCGGGTCATCGTGCAGCGTATGCCACCAACCGCCCATAAGCGCACCAAACTGATCACCTACTGCCCTATCTTCAGTTAATAACGATACTGCGTTTGTGAATAGCTTTATGCTTTTTTGTATGTTATCTGCTAAGTTTAGCATTCTCGCCTGAAAACGTGGCCCGAAGTCATCTGTAATAACTTTATTTTTTAGCTTTTCAAGTTCGTTAAATTGTTTCGGGTCGGGTAACTTCTTTAGTTCCAAAACACAAAAACGCCGCTTATCTGAATCATTAACAAGTTGCGGGTTTATGCTTACAAATAAAAAACAGCTTCTTACAAAATAATCAATTGCTTTGCCATCTTTGCCGCCCTTAGCTATTGCAGGTGATTTCTCACTACTTGCGGCCCTTGCTAATCCTATTATTTCCTGCATCCGTTGTGCTGCGCGTTCATCGTTGCCTTCACCTTCATCAATTGTTACAGGTAACGCATCACTATTTAATTTTTGCCTCACTGCTGGTTCGGTTGCCGCTGTGCCTTGAACACTAACGGCAATGTTACCTATAACTTCATTTATAATATTTTCTAAAACCCATGATTTGCCGTTTCCCCTTGGGCCTGTTATCCAAACGTGAGGCCGCCATTTTAATATACCTGAAATTGGCGCCAATGCTAACCAACCTGATAATAGTATAGCATCGGCCTTTGTTTGCCAATTCAATTTATTTAACATCTTAGGTATCATACCCGCCTCAGTAGGCAACAGCGCGGATTCAATTGGCATATCAATTGCCTTATTATAAACATAGCTGTATTTAGTATCTAAGCCGCCTAAATTGTAGCGCTTTTTATCCTGTATAAGCTGTTGCCCGGCATGAAATACAACGCCGTTTTTTTCCTGCCATGCACCGCGACCGCGTATGTTTTCAGTATTATAAAAACCTATTGCATTACAGAAATTTATAAGATAATCTGCCGCCGTGGTAACTTCGTAATTACTATTGTCGCGGTTCGGAAAACTTGTTACCCAAAATTCTAACGGCGCTATGCTCAATAAATTAGCCTTGTTTATTGTTACAGCTTTATACTTTACAATGGACATTGTTGAACGAATGTAGAAATAGTAAAGCATTTGACCATCTTCAGTTCCCCAGCCTAACGGCCGAAAATAGCCACCTATAAAACCTTTTTTATCGGTTTCAGGTGCTGATGCTGCTGGCCGTTCTGCTTTAGGTTTCTTTGTACTCTGTTTGGGTTTTTGTTCCCAATCAATTGGTTTTTGTTGTTTCATTGTCTTACTATTTGTTTGCCAACGTTAAACTTTTTGATATTTTGCATTAGATCACGTACGGTATCAAAAACATCGTCAGTATCAGCGATAATTGAATTTATCATATTTATGCCTACTTTTATAAGTTCGCGCTGAACATGCTTTTGAATTAGTATTCGTGCGTGGTATTCTAAATTTGCAGAACTTGCTACCCGGTTTGTTAATTCAGCTAAATATGCAGGGCCACCGCAACGGTATTTTAATTTTTCAGCTACGGTAATAATATCTACTACTTCAACCGATTGGCAAAGTTCAAAAATAAGTTTGTGATTATCAAAATAAAAGTGTTCAGGGCTTAAAAAATTAACTTTATCGCGGGCGTTATTATCTACTAATATGGCACCTAAAATAACCTGTTCTAAGTCTTTTGAATGTGGGAAGGTAATTTGTTTTTCAAAAAAACTTTGCTCTTTTTCTTCAAGTGCTATAATGATATTTTGCAGCGTTAAAAGTTGCCGTTCTTTAAGTTGTCTATAATTTTGGCGCTTAGTATCGTCTTTAATATAAGCATCCATTTTTAATGCTTCATCTTTTAATTCTGATAGTAGGTTATCCGCTTCTGTTTTCATATCTCATCCGCTTTAAAGTCTTCATCTACCCAGCGCAAAATATCACCGATGCCGCCCGATTTTCTGACTTGTTTAATAAAATTGATTTGTTCTTTTGTAGCTTTTCCGCTAAGGTTTTTAACTTCGAGGGCTGTAAATATAGCAATTTTTTTACCTACCATATCTTTAGTTATAATTTTTTCAGTCCATCCGATTAAATCAGAACTACCAACGCATAAGCCAAATGTTATTTGTCGCGGTTCAGTTATAATAGGGCGGCTGTTTATTACCGCCCGTTTGCCCTGAAATGCTGTGCCCGTATTATTTCGAAATAAAATGCCGTGTTTGCTATGACGTGCTTGAAGGGCCTTGTATAAGTCTTGTTCTTTCATGTTATCTATCTACTATTACTATTGAATTAGGATATTGTTTTAATGCGTTTATGTAATTTTCAACAAACGGCACAAAATGAACATAAGTGCCCCAACCATTTGGCGAATCAAACTTACTAAAATAATCAGGTCTATTTTTTAGCAAATCTAAACCTTGTTCGATTATTTCTATTATATCACTTGCAAAAATAGTTACTGAATCTTCAAATGACATTTGTATTTTGTAATCTTCGTTATGTACATAATCTTTATGCAGTTGATATGGTCGCCATAATGCTTTGTAAATGCCAGCTTGTTCAGCCATTTCACAAAGATTGTGTGTTATGTTAGCACCATAAAGTTCTTCTTTTTCTTCATGAAAATTAACCATGTCATAGCTAACATATTTTATTCTGTATAATCCAACATCTAAACTCATAATGATTTTTTTGATTTAGGTGAACAGCCAAGCCAAAAACTAAATGAAAACTGTTTAAGTCTATATCCTTTAATTTTATACTTTGCCATTGTTTCGTTAAAAATATCTTGCATTACTTTGTCTTCACATTCGTAATTCATAAACTTAATATCTTTTTGGCCGTGTTCGTTAAGTTCGGCATTAGCTACAAGTTCATCGAAATCTGCGGGCGGTTCGCTAACAGCATAAACCCGCCTAAAAATTTCTAAAAGTATTTCGTAATCAGTTAATTTTTTTCGAGGCATTGTTCAAATTTTTTAAGGTAATTTAATGTTTCTTCGTTTTGATAGCCATTCGGGCCACCGTTCCACATTCGCGCTAATTCGCCATAATTAGGATATTTGCCGTACTTTTGCGCGTACACATGGCAATTGATACCCATAGCCGCCCAAAATACGCGCTCAGCTTTAACTGAATCAAACATGTCTTTGTGCTGGTAATTTAGCAAGTCTTTAAGGCCAGACCCGGTAACACAAACATCATGAATCTGATATCTGCCAAAAGCGCGACCGCTATCACCTATTAAGCTATCTGTATTTTTGGACTCAATTTGTCCAATTGCTCTAATAAAATCTGAATCAGTATCGCATGTGTCGCGCGTTATGTAAATGGTTTTTACGATAACTTTGGGTTCGGGTTTACTGCCAGCGTAAATAACAGCAGCTATAAGTGCTGTAAATAAAATTATGTCTTTAAGCATTAGAATAGTTTTTGTTGTGATTAAAAAAAAGATAATTGAGTATTATCGTAATTAGTTTTATGGTTTGACCAAATAGCTTCAGTTGTTTTGTGTTTAGAACCATTCATATCAATAACTGGTTTAAATTCTAACCAATCAGCTTTTGTATTTTCGCAAACTATTGATTGCCCATTTCTTAGTTTACACCAATCTGCTAATTTTTCAAAATTTATGTTTTTATTATTATGCTTATATCTATCTCCGCCATACTGATAAGGTGGGTCAATAAACCAAGTTGCTTCTATGTTTTCAATTTCATCATAGCTGCCAAGTTTTATTTCCCAATGTTTTATTTTATGTAAATTATCAATAATATGTTTTTTTGTTTTTTCAACATTCATTCCATCAAATGTACCAGCTTTTTTTTGTGGTAATGCTGCACCTTGACCTGCTATAAATCCTAATAAAGAAATTTCTTCTTGTATTAAGCCATCAGTATTAAAATATTCTCCTCTATTGAAATTTGGTAAATTTAAAATATCTTTTTTTGTAGCTTGTTGCAAATATTTCCATAAATTAACAATTACATCGTATTTATCTACAAGCAAAACATCGTTCTGCCAATATTTTAAACTATACCTTGCACTTCCAGCAAAAGGTTCTATTATTTTATTATGCTTTGGTGGTGGATAATAATCTATTATTTTTGATTTACTGCCATAATAACTAAACATATATTCATTTTCTTTTAGTTTTATAAAATTCGTTCCATTTTCGCAATACAGCAGCTTTCAAATCATCGCGGTTTATAGCGTTCAAACCGTGTTTATTGTTTATGTATTCAATCGAACCTTTGTCTTTTAAAACCCGGCTTTCAAATAAAAAATAAACCCATTTATCTTTATGTCCGCGCTGAATTTTTAACTGCCATAAGTCTTCAAGTGTTCGGCTTTTGGCCTGCTCAGTACGTTTTACTTTCAATAGTTCATCAAGTGTAGTTTCATCTTTTACTGCAACGCCTGCAACCTGTTCAATTTCGCTAACCTTTACAGGTTCAACAAAACCACAATAAGGACATGCAGCGTGTATTTTTTCGTAAGTTCTAAAGCATTCTGTACAATCTGTATATTCAGTTTGTAATGTATCAGTATCTCGTTTTTTCTTTTGTACGCCTTCTAATGTCCATTCTCGCGTCATTAGTGGATGTCCGTGTAATTTTTGGTTTCCAACGTGATCTAAAATCAAACATCTGTCTTTACCTTGCATAGGTCTTAAACCGCGGCCAACTATCTGTAAATATAAACTAAGTGACATAGTGCGTCTAAGCATGCCTACAACGCTAACAGCTGGTATATCTGTGCCTTCACTTATAAGGTCGCAAAACGTTAATATCTGAATATCGCGATTCGCGAATTGCGATATAATTTCTTTAACTTCGTTTTCGTGAAAGTTTCCATTTATAGAAACCGCTTTAAAACCAGCTTCATTGAATGCCGCTGCAACGTTATCAGCATGCTTAATATTTACGCAGCTATAAATAGCAGGTTCACCCGGTGCCAAACGTTTGTATTCTTCAACTGCATTGCCTGTAATCGCTGGTTTATCCATTTCTTTAAATAGGTCATCAGCTTTATATTCGCCGTTTTTATCCTTTTTAATCTTTGTAAAATCCGCCAATGGTTTGAAATTGTAATATTCAGGCATCACCAAATTACCCATTTGCACTAATTCAGCGGGTAACGGCCCTAAAACTAAATCAGAAAAAACATCGCCTAATCCTTGACCATCGCCGCGCCATGGTGTAGCAGTAACGCCCAAAACATAAACAGAATCTTTGTAGAAATCTAAAATATCCTTCCATGTGCCAGCGTTTGAATGATGCGCTTCATCAATAATTAGCAGGTCAGGTTGCGGTACTTCATTAAGCCTATTTTTTAAACTTTGAACGCTGCAAACTTGCGCTGGTAAATAATACTGTTTTGGCCTGTTACCCGCTATAAAACCGTGTCTTAATCCGTATCTTTTGCAACGTTCCGAAATCTGATTGACAAGGTTCTTTTTATGCACTAAGAAATAAACGCGTTTACCTTTACTAACTGCTTCCATTGCCATAAAAATGAACGTTTCAGTTTTACCGCCGCCCGTTGGTAGTACGAATAGAACTTTTTTATTCCCCTGTCGGTAACTCTCTCTTATGTCGCTTACGCTTTTGGATTGATATTGCCGTAGCTGTATTGTGTTCATTTTCGATTTGGTTTAAAGCATTCATAAGTTTAAAATAGATAGTCAATGTTTGAGGTTCTACCTTTGACCAGTATTCAACCGTTTGCCGTCCAACATCGGCACGCCTGCAAAGTTCAGAAATACTGATGCCTAAAATGTCGCATCTAATAGATATTTGTTCAAATGTTTTCATAAAATTTTTTATTTTTTCGTTCAATTGTGTTGCAAAGTTAAAAACCTTTTTTAATTTTGTGCTATTATTTAATAAAATATTTTTAAAATTTATGACAAACCAAGAGTATCACCGTAAAACTGAGTACATCAGTAAATCACTTTTAGACTTAGTACATAAGTCACCCGCGCATTATAAAGCCTATATAGAAGGTGAAAAACAGGCGCCAACTTCAGCCATGAACTTAGGTAGTTTAGTTCATAGCGTTGTATTTAATCAGGATAATTACGCCGTTATGCCAGAATGCGACCGCCGCACTAAAGAAGGTAAATTGATTTATGAATCTTTTATTGCTGAATCCGAAGGCAAAGAATTATTTGTATCGCTTAAAGATTACGAATTAGCCCTAAACATTAGAAACGCTGTTTTAGCACATCCGAAGGCTGCGATACTTTTAGAACAGGGCCAAGCAGAAATACCTGTATTCAGTAAAATTGCAGAACTTGACGCTAAATGCAAAGTTGATTTTTTAAACACTAAGTATAACGTTTGCATTGACCTTAAAACAACAACTAATTCAGCACCCGGTGAATTTGCTAAATCTGTTTGGAATTATCGCTATCACGTGCAAGCGGCGTTTTATATGGACCTAACAAAGGCCGAACGCTTTATATTTATAGCTGTTGAAAAAGAAGCACCATTTAACGTAGAACTTTATGAACTTGACCCCGAAGCAATTGAACGCGGCCGCCAAGAATATTTAGCCGATATCGAAACGCTAAAAAAATGCCTTGAAACAAATAATTTTCACGGATATACAACTGATAACAAAATACATATTCTTTCATTGCCTACATGGGCTAAATAACTTCAAACCATGACACAACTAACAAAACTTCCAACACTTCAGGACCTATTAGTAGAAAATGAAGACAGCCTTAAACAAAATGCGCTAACTGTATTGCTTAATCAAGATCCACCCGCAAAGTGGTTAGTTCAGCACCCAATGATTCGCGATTACCGATATATTCCTATTGAAAAAATAGAATACTTACTAACGCGTATCTTTGGAAATTTTAACGTTGAAATTCGTTCAACACAGATAGTTGCTAATAGCGTTGTAGTAACTGTAAGACTGCATGTAATAAACCCTATTTCAGGCCAACCAATGTGGCAAGACGGCATAGGCGCTGCAGCAATTCAAACTGACAAAGGTGCAGGCGCAACCGATTGGAACGCCGTTAAAACCGATGGTGTTCAAAAAGCCGCACCAGCTGCCGAAACTTACGCCGTTAAAGATGCTGCCGAAAAGTTTGGTAAAATATTTGGCCGCGATGTTAGCCGTAAAGGCAGTATGAATTATACTGATTTGCTTAAAAAATCAGCTTTTAATGATGAATTAGAAAAATAAAAGTGTTATATTTGTGTATTGATTCGGCACTA